TGTGTAACATCGTCGAACGGATTAGCTCCATCGTCCTCTATCCTCTGAGAGTTTAAAGGTTGCTTCGTTAAAGATGAGCTTTCCTGCGAACCCTGTCTTTCCTGCAGGTCTGTTCTTGACGAGTAAGAGCTTTGTCGTGTTCCTTTCATCACGATCCTCTGCCATCTTATCACGTTCTAGTTTAACTACAACAGATGCACGTTTCGCAATGGTTCTGCAATCTCGTACCTGTCCATCATCATTCTCATGGGCGATGGTTACGATACCCACATTAAGTTCTGAGGCTAGTCGAGATAGCTGCACCGATAAACCAGACAACCATTTCTCTACTGTCTCATCACCTTTACGTGAGTAAGCTAAGTCTTGTATCGGTTCAAAGAATACATAGCTTACACCACAAGCTTCCCTAAAGTATCTTATCTTTTCTAAGATGTCCATAGGGTCTTCGTCAACAGCAATCTGAAACTGGTATAGTCTCTCATCTTTGGTTAGATCGATGATAGATTGCTTGACCTCTTCTTCCATGTCGTGTTCTTGTATTAAATCTTTACGTGTCAAGTTCATGTTTAGATCATAAGAAACTAAACCTAACACACTTCTTTTTTCTGTCTCTTCGAGGTGACATATCGCAATGGATGTATCCTTGTGCTCAGTCAGTACATGGTGTTCCAAGTACCGCATGAACTCAGTCTTACCTATACCTTCAGGTGCTTGAAACACAGTGAAGTGTCCTTGCATTAGACCCAAGGCTACATCATCAAAGGACTCAATGCCTGTTGATACAAAGATAGCATCGTCTTGTTTCTCGAACAACTCAAGGAACTGTTCAGGTGTACTGCGAATGTTATCTGGTGTGTACCTCTTCGCATTGTAGAATGCTGCAGCGTAACTTGGTTTAGCATTACCCTCAAGAAACTCGTTAGCATCTTTGTACTTGTCGTGTATAATCTGATAAGTCTTCTTCGGGAAGAGTGCTCCTATCTTGGTAGCTAATGCCCTACCTGCCTCATCGTTATCAACTGACAACACAATCCTGTCGAAGCTATCAATCCATTCCTTTGATTTACCCTGCCAGAGTTTCTGGTTAGGTGTTGCGCTAGGAACAGACACACAAGGATACTTCTTGTCGAGCATTTGGAAAGCAGACATAGCATCTAGCTCACCTTCACATACAACTACAGACCTTGATGAACCTGCATTGAACTTGTCCATGCCGAATAGTTCATCAGTCTTGAATCCCTTGTCTGTCTTGAAACTCTTCTCCTTTGTGTTACGTACCTTCCTGAATCCTGATGGATACTTGTACACTTGATTGAAACCAAATGTCTGCACCCCGAAGAACTCCATTACATCTTTACGTACACCACGATAGGTAACGTAATCACCAAGTCCTTCGATCTCTGTAGTCTTCAGTGTTCTTGTTATCTCTTCCAACGGATACTCATCCTTTGCCCATGACTTCAAGTTCATTCCCTTCATTGGGTATGTTCTCTCACAACTATGACAGAAACCTGTCTTCTTCTCAGAATTAAAAGCAAAGGCATCTGAACTGTCACACTCCACATGAGGACATGGTTTGTGTGTTATCTCTTTAGCTATCATCATCTACAATCCCTTATTAAAACATCGGGTTCATCATGCTGAATGTCTCGTACCATGACGATCCTTCCAACGCTAACCACATACCCACAGGTACACCTAGTATAAATAATACACATACTAGGAAAGCCCACCCTAATCCTTTTGTTGTACAGTACTGTTCACTCATCTACTATTCTCCATCAAAGCTTTCCAGGATTTAGGATACAGCGTACTCATGTCCATACTAATTGAGTTAGCAACTAGACGTGTCTCCTCTTGTGCGTCCTCTCCTTGTCGTAGCTTACACATATCGAACCATGCGTCAAGACTACCAGACCAGTACCATTCTGTCATGGTGCTTTGAGGTAATACCATACGTGCTTGCTCTGGTGCTACACCCTCTTCAAGTAATTGTTTGTACGCCTTGTTACACCACATACTATGCTTCGCTAATGTGCTAATCATATTGTTTGATATTTCTACAACACCTCGACTACCTTGCTTCTTATCATCTGCACGTCCTCTCCATCGTGATACGCTTACAGATGGATCAAAGAACTCAGGCTCATCATCTACATATCTACGGCTAACCTCATTCCATCTTAGGAACTTGTGCTTGACTAACTGCCTAGCTACAAACACTGGTGCTTTGACATGGAAGGTAGCAAAGCAATGTCCAAAAGGTGACATGTGTTTATGTCTTGCGAGGTACGATATAAGAATACCGTCACTCACCGTAAGTGTATTGTCTTCATCCCAATCACTCTTCTTGTTAAAGCTAACACGAGCAGCGTTTACTACAGTCAAGTCACTACCCATACTATCTATTAAAGTTACATCAATCATTTTTATTACCCTTGAGCCTGTGTTTGAAAAACAGAATCGTATTTATACCAGTGTTGATAGTAACCATGATAAGTATCCACCATTGCCACCATAACAGTCCACCAACTTCTAACATTTCTAATCTCCATACTTATATGTTACTACGAAAAACAAACAAAGTAAATACTATTCTTTATGTTTTTCTTTTAAATTAAATAGTGATGCTAACTCACCCTGAACATCGTCTATCTTGAACGCTCTATATAAATCATCTAAACCGTATTGATTGTAGACTGTTACATTTATCTCATCCTTACATAGGGTGCAGTAGTATCTATCCATCCTCACATCTTTGAACGTTGCGTCTGTTCTGTTACAACAATAACATCTCATGTCTCTCTCTCTCCTTTAAGTATATTTGTTTATAGTATTATTATACTTAAAACAATATTACTTTAAGTATAAGATAGGGTATCACAACTAAACTGATTTGTCAAGCCACCTCCTTTAAATTAAATATGAAAGCTTTCTTTATGTTCTCAAACTCTTCGTTTTTTATGTGTAGGTTGAATATCTCCAAGTGATTTCTAGCCTCTCTTATGTTTAGTTTCTTAGTTAATACCTCAAGTGTACCGTCCTCCTTCTCTGCTACGATCACATAAGAGTTAGGTAAATCCTGGGTATCCATTCCGAATGTTGTTCTCATGTTCATTATATTACCTTCAATGAGTATGCTATACATATTGTTACAAATACAATTACCAATAATCTTCCAGTCCAGATTGTTTGGTGTGGTGGCATCGGTATCGTCAAGAAAATAATCAATGCCGCTATCCAAATTAATATTTCCACTACATATCTCCTATGTTAGTTGGTGCATAGACTTCACCATTGTATTGACTACCTGTCTTTGTGTCCGTTCCAAAGTCACATGACGCTAGTATAACTAGTATAGCCATGATCCAGTAGAATGAAACCTTAGACCACTTGATGAAACCCTCGAATGTTTTCTTTGCTTCTATCTCTGCTGATTGACTTGGTGTCATTACATCAACTCCTCTCTCTTACATTCTCTGTAGTACTCGTACTCACCATCCAAGTCAAACTCCCACCTCAAGTCTGAAGGTATATCTGCGAACCACCAATCATCATCATAGTCTATGTCGTATCTCTTGTCCTTACCATCATCAAATACACCAACAAAGATATGTGTGTCATTGTAGTACGAGGCTGACAGTCCTACACCTAACCTTTCCATTGCCGCCTCGTATGCAGTGATAGGTGGGCCATCTTTAGTATCGAATGAGATATGCACCCACCAATCTCCTTCCTCTAATTCGGGTGGACTACACTCAATACTGTAAGCTTCCCGACTTGTACCCCACATTTCTACTGCTTTCTCGTACTCCCATTCACCGATTGGATTAAGATATTCCAGTAAAGTACCATCATCACAGGCTTTTTCTATAGCTATTATGACTTCGATACCACCGCTAATAGTTAAGATATTCTGGCATACACTAGACATCATCTTCCTCCTTTCTCTGCGTTACATTTGGGAAAGCATGGTATAACTTCCATCGGGTTTTCCGTAAGGCTCTTTCTGTAGATGCATAACAATCACCATCCATCTCAGCTAGTTCGTTATCCCAATCGTGAAGAGCACTCCACAATTCTTTGAACGCATCCTGTTGTTTCATAGTTAGCTTGTCAAAAGATGTATTCAAGATATTATCTTTTCTTTCTTTCTCTGTCTTCCATTTCTTCTGTCGTGCTTCTTCTTGTTTTGTTGGTATATATGGCATTAGTTTCTCCTCTCAATTATAAACTGTTGAACTCATACACTGCTTGTGCGAACCCTCTTGGTGTTGCACTACGAATGTTCTTTGTCTTCATACTCTTACCACCTAGCTTTAAGTGTTGTCTACTGTGTCCGTCTTCGGGTTCTACTGGATCAGTCCAAGGCATAGTGAAACCATTACCTGTCCACAAGCAAGTCTTCTTTGGGTAAGCATCTTTAGGTGCTATGTGACTAGGCCACCTTGGATGTTGTGCTTCATCGTCAGGTATGTACTCGCCATACTCATACGGATGAAAACTGTAGTCAGGTTTACGCCACTTGGTAGCCAACACAGATACTGGGTTCTCTATGAAGTATGGTACACCTAGCTCATTGAACAT